TCCTGAAGAGCAGCGTCAGCGCATGGCTCTTGAAGAGCGTCTGTTTAACCAAGGCCGTGGTGGTGTTTCTACTAATATGTACGGCGGCACACCTGAGCAGTTGGCTATGGCTAAGGCGCAAGCTGAAACACAAAACCAAGCGTCGTTAATGGCTATGCAACAAGCACAAGCAGAGCAGCGACAGCAAGCTGACATCGGCTCTACGTTTGCTGGTTTAGGTTCTACGTTAGGCGCTCGTGACCTTGCAGCACAACAAGCACAGCAGCAGTTAGCACTTGGCAATCTTGCAGGAGCATATGCACCACAGAATCAATTGTTAGCAGTTCAACAAGCGTCTCAGCTCTTTCCTCAGCTACAACAAAAAGGACAGCTTTACGGAGCAGGCTTGTTTGGCGAAGCTTCTATGGGCGGTCTTGAAGCGTTACTTGGCGCAGGTCTTGGTCAGGCTAACCTTATGGGTCAGTTAGGTACTGGTTTGTTAACAGGTTTGTCTACTCCAACAGATAGCTATGGCGGCTTGTCAGAGTTGTTTGGTGGCGCTGTCGATTTCGGTAAACAAATTTACGGTGGTTTATTTGGTAACAGCTCTGGCGATATAGGTGGAGGTTTAAACGTGAACAACAACCCATATTACACAGGGGATTTCTAAGATGGCTAAATTTGGACAAGCGTTTGTAAACCAATTAACAAATCCTAGTTATGGTCAAGGTATGTTTAATTTAGGGGCTACTATAGGATCTGCTCCGGCTATTGCTGCTGAGAAAGAACAAAAACAAAAAATGCTTCAGGAGTTTATGCAAGGCTCTCCTGTGCAGCAAGGACGTTTGTTGCAGCAAGAAGGAGTACGTACAGGTAATTTGCAGCTAGCTGCGCAAGGAAAACAGATTGAAGAAGGTGCGTTAAAAGAGGGCGTTAAACAAGGAATAGACGCTATTAAGGCACGCATGTTAAAACTTCCTGAGAGTGAGTTAGAGGCTGCCCAAGCAAACCTTGAAAAATATGTTGCGTCAGTTGGCGGCAATGTTTTAGAGGTATCTAATGTAGCTACTGAAATTAAAGAGTTGCGGCGGCAACAAGAGATAGATAATTTTACATTCGAACAAAAGAAAAAGGAAAGGGACGAGCAAATAGTAATTGATACGTTTTTTTCTGTGCCTGTGGAAAACAGAGAAAAGTTTTTAGAGGGAGCTGCTAACAAAGGTTTTGGAGATATTGCAGCAAAGCTTGAGCAAAGGGAACTTGAGCGTCAAGTAGAACAAAGTAAATTACAGTCTGCTCTGACGGATAGAACAAAGCCAGTTGACGTAAAAAGTTTTGAATCAAGGATACAAGCTTTACCTGAAAGCAAAACAAAAGCTGATTTGTTAGCACGTGTTGCCGAAATTAAAGGAAGAATTCCAGACTTTGAAAAAGGCAAAACGTTTAATCCGGGAGAAAGAAACACATTGTTAAAAGAACTGGACGCAATAAATAATGATATAGCAAGATTTGCGTCGGGTCAAGACCAAGCACAGTTAATTTCTGAGCGTCAGCTTGATAACGATATACGAACCATGAGATCAAGAGCTGCTAACTATAAGCCAACAAATGCCGAAATAGAGGCTGAAGCAAGAAAGCTAAAGAAAGATGAGGGTTCTTGGAGTAGCTATAAAAGTTTTGAATCTGAGGCAAGAGAAAGTTTAATTCAAGAAAGAAAAGATCAAACTGAAGCAATTATTAAAGACATGCAGCAAGGCGTCTCTGTAAAAACTGAATCGTTTACAGAAGAGCAAGAAACGTTAATATCCGATAACATGAAAGAATATGGTCGTAGCAAAGAAGAAACAATAAAAGCTTTAACCGCTAAAGGAATGTTGAAATGAGCATGGTTGTTCCTAACTTGTTTGACGAAGAGCCTAAAGGAAGCATGGTTGTTCCTAACTTGTTTGACGAAGAGCCTAAAAAAAGCATGGTTGTTCCTAACCTGTTTGACGCTGAAAATACTTTTTCTGAAGACGTGCAAGGCGCTGGTCAAAAACTTCTTGATGGTTTAACTTTTGGTTTTGGTGACGAAATTGCCGCCGGTCTTCGCGTAGGGACGGATGAACTTGTTCGTATGTTTGACGAGTCTATTGTTCCTACAGGATCTGCGCAAGAAAGGTATAGTCGTTACTTAAATCAAGGCAGACAAGCCGAAGAAAACTTTTCAAAAGATAACCCTATTGTTTCTGCTGTACTTGAAATAGGCGCAGGTATAACTACGGGTGTAGGTGTTGGGCGTTTAGCAGGAATTGGAGCTACCCGTTTAGGTAATGTTGGTCGTCAAGGTTTGGCATCTGCTGCTGACGTAACTGTCTATCAAATAGGCGAAGCAGAAGGTTCGTTTACGGATCGTGTATCTCAAGTAGATCCTGTAACTACTGTGTTAGGTGCGACTATTGGAGGAATTGCTGGTGCTTTTTTAAGGGGAGCTGCTGAAGTTCCAACAACAAAAGAAATAAAGAACAGAGCATCTTCTAAAGTACGTGAAAGTTTTAGTGCTTCTAACGTTGGTGTGCAGCGCGGCGAAATGGCTATAGGAGAGGGCGTTCAAGAGTCTGCGTTATCTCGAAGCTTGGATAATTTAAAAGCAACTGAAGAGTCTCTTTTAATTCGTGTTAAAGATTGGGCTTCTAGGAACATTAACGAAAGAACATCTCTAAAGATTGTAAACGCTGACGGGCAAACAATGCAAGTTATTGGCCGTACAATGCAAAATTTAGACACTTCAGCAGGAAAAAAAGGTTCGTTAGCTAAACTTGATAAGTGGTTTGAAGAGTCAGCGGCTGGTCAGCAAGCTAAAAAATACTTAGCAGATACAGGAAAAACAGGAAAGTATGGTGTTGTTTCTGACGTTAAGACAAGAGAAGCCAATTTTAAAACCGCAGAAAATCTTTTAAGGAACGCTCCCGCAGACGTTCAAAAAACATTTTATGCTCTTAACGATGAACTTCGTTTGTTAAAAGACTTAGATCCGGGCAACAAAGCTACTGGAGATTTTTGGCCGTTTCGTCTAAAGCCCGGCGCATCGGAGGCAACAGTAACAGGCAACTACGAAAGTCCTGTTGCTTCTGTGCTTGCTTACATGGAAGATGTACGTGTTGCAGAAGTTTTAGCTAAGAACTTTGACGTTCCGCCTACTGCTACAAAAGGATTAAAGAACGTAAACGAGCTTAGGCAGATTGCGTTAAACCTAGAGAAAAAGGGAAAGTCTGAAGAGTTTATTACGGGGGTTATTGAAAAGCAACTTGCTAGAAACTCTCAGTCAAACACTGATAGGGTTATTGACGCTATTATTAAAAAATCAGACGATCTTTCTCCAGAGCAACAAGCAAATTTAAAAGAGATATTAGGTACAACGTTTGTTGCAGGACGCAAAAGCGCAAATGAAATAACAAACACATTACGTGTTGCCGTTTCTACATCGCAACTTGCTCGCCTTTCTGGAACGATATTAAACTTATCTGAACTAGGCGTTGCTGCTACTAACTTTGGTCTTGTCAACGCACTTAAAAGTTTGCCGCAGTCTGTGCGTTCTGCTTTGTTAACGAACGGCGATGAAATCATTGACGACTTTGGCAACAGTCTTCGCCTTGCTGACTTGGGTGTTGTTAACCAGTTTATGGGAGAAATTAAACAGGGTAAGGGATGGGCTGATAAGTACGCAGACAAATTGTTTACATTTTCTGGTGTTAAAGCAATAAACAGATTAGGTCAAGAGGTTGCTGTTAACGCTGCACTTAAACAAGCCCAAGCATTGGCTAAGCGCGGTAAACTTTCTGAGCTTAAAGCCTCTAAAGGAATGCTTCCTTCTGAAATTAAAGCACTTACTAAACAACTCGAAGAAGGAAACATAAGGCATCCTGACGTTAAAGATTTTGTTTTCCGTCAGCTTACTGATGTTGCTCCTGTATCGCGTACTTCTATGCCTAAAATGTATAACGATCATCCAGACGGTCGTGTGTTCTACAGCATGTTATCGTTTATGGTTCAGCAGCATAACTTGCTTAGAGAAAACGTAGGGACAAACTTAATTAAAGCCTACAAAAAAGGTTTAAACTCTAAAGAAGGTCGTAAGCATTTTAAAGACGCTGCTAGTTATGGACTGCGCTATACGGTTTTGACAGCAGGACTTGCTGGATTCTTTGATGACGGTAGAAAAATTCTTAGAGGAGACGAAGGAGTTGAATATGATCCTTTGTCTTCAACTGCAAATCAATTAGCGCAGTTTGCTACTATGGGCATAGTGCAGCCTAAAGCAGAACAGTGGGGCGGCAGTACAGTAAGTCTGCTTAACCCACCCCAGCTCTCCATGCTAGAAGACGTAGGATCTCTTGCCGTTAAAGCGGTAACTGGAGAGGCTGAGGGGGAGGACGTTGCTAAGGTAACACAAAGATGGCTCCCCGGCGTGAGTAACCTAGATGATTTTCTACGTTACTTCAACGACGGAGAGCGTTTACTTACTGATTAGATCTCGCAAGCGCCTCCTACGCAAGCCAGTGTCTGAGCACCTTCTGTTTTATCTTCGTGCTCTACGATGTCCCAGTCGATAACCTTGGGTATGTCCTTCACTAGCTTGTTGTAGGTGGCCTTGTCTATCTCCTCATACGGTGCTTGTTGATAGGTGTGTTCTGAGTACGGCAAGAAGCTGATCCCGGACACGTCATCGAAGTTGTTATACAACCACTGTCCTACCTCCATGAACTCCGAGTCCTTGTAGTACACAGTAATGCTCGGCTTATGTTCACACCAGTAATCCTGATAGATCTTCCACAACCGTAGCTGTTCCATAGCACCCATCTCTGACGTGCATATAGCGCCCTCTGGAGCCTTCTGTACGAAGCTGAATACCTTTGTGTTAGGTGACATCACATCGTCCTCTACGGGCACACCAGCAGCCTCTAACACACGGCATAAAGGATCGTCAGCAGAACCTCTTACTCGTCGAATGTACTGTGGCGAGAACCGTGGGTGAATTCCAGAAGCAGAATCAACAAGCTGACTGACAGTACCGCTGGGCTTAACAGCAGTAACAGCAGTAGAAGGATTAACCCCAAGCTTAGCAGCCCATTCTTTATTCGCCTGTATAGTTTCTTGGCGCAGTTCAGCAAGCCACTTCTTAAGTTGTTTAGCATCTCCATCGTCTCCTACAGTGTCACGTCCTGACAGTACAGGGTGATCCATAATACCTGTTAACGACACACCCAGCAGTGCTTCTTCCTCCGTGTTATCTTTCCACACCTTACGCAGGTAACGGAAGTCTGTCAGTGTCGCCTGAAGAGTTCCAAGGATAGCCGCAACTCGTACTTTTCGTTTGAGATCTTTGAGACTATCGGCTGGCCTAACAACAACTTCCGATAAGTTACAGAATTGATAAGGACGGAGGATAATTTCTGAGCAAGGGTTCGTCCCAAAGTCCCAGTCAGCATCTCTTCTGCCGTTTTTTGCAGCTTGCTTCTGACTTGCGACCCGGCTGAACATTCCTCGTTCTCCTGAGTACGACTCATACAGGCTCTTCCATTCGTTTAAGAAAGCAGGGAAGTCAGGCTTCTCTGTGTAACACGCCGAGTTATTTGCTAGACCCCGTTGCGGGTTGTCCACCCACCACTGCCCTGTCTTAGCTCGTCGGATTCGATCATCGGTAAGATTACTGAGACTGATGAGTGCACTTCGCCTAACTCCTCCGACAACGACGATCTGCGCAATCTTACAGCAGATATCGTGACACTCGATGGAACTAAGCTTTCGTCCAGAAGCTGCTCGAAAGACTTCAACGGTGAAGCGGAACAAATCCTCAAGAGGTTCTGGGCCAGACGCTCTGCCGCCAAAGGTTCTGAGGGTTGCACCAGAAGGTCGTACTCTGCTTGTATCCCACTTTGGCACTTGACCTGTATAGAGCATGGCAATAAGCTCTCGGTATGCCTTTGCCCATCCAATTTTACTGTCCGCGACGTGTACAATACTCTCCGTGTCATGGAAATCCTCCGCTACTTCAGGTAGTTTAGATATGTACTGGCGTTCAACACTGAAGCCAACACCTGTGCCGCACATAAGTACGTACATCATTTCATCAAATGCTTTGGGGTGATCTATCGGTAGGTAGCTACAGTTAAAGCCAGCTACATTATCTCGATCCAGTGCTTCACCTGCTGTCATCAACGCTCGCATCGAGGGCATGACGTTGAGTGCTTCAATCTCTTTGGTTATCGTCTTTGCGTCTGTCTCGTCTAGCTTACCCTTGCCCACCCAGTAGTTAACGTAACGCGCTACTGTTTCGTCCCAGTTCTCACGGCGCTGTTCGTTAGGCAAGTACCTAGCATAGCGTGACTTGTGTATGTACTGTTGATATGCGTCCATTATCTTTCCTCTAATTGTTTAATGATCTTCTTGCGGTCGTCTTCGTTCATCCGTGACCACTGTGCTATCTCGTTGCGTGTTCTCTTGCAGCTAACACAGCGTTCGTTCACGAGCCTACACTGGCTAACACAAGGGGTTATCACTCACCGCCTCCTAGTATCCCTTCCATGATACTGTCCTTGCCCATTGATAGTAACATATAAGCACCGTCAGGGTAGTTAACGGTTGATGCTACAGCCAGTGCTGCGCCTTCAACAAACGTTACAACCACAGCCTGTATCTCAACTCCTTCTGCTTCTTCTTCTGCACAATGTTCAGCTAACAGTTGGAACATCTCAGAGGCTTTGCTCTCGTTCTCTGTTGGCTTACCGAAGTTACCCTCAACGACTTTCATTATTCCTTCCTCGCTTTCATCATGCAGTCTGCTTGATAATATGCAGCATGAGCTATTCTGTCTTCTTCTTTGAATCCGTGAAAGTGAGTAAGAAGAATCTTCATAGCTGCCAAAGCAAACTGGTCGCGTATTGTCATAGGCTCTGAAGTGAAGACGACAGAATCTCCGTCTAGTTTAACATGGGTTGTCATAGGTTCTCCTCAATCAACCTGTCTAAGTACCAACGCGCCTTACGAAGATCCTCTACTGGTTTGTTCTTGTATTCGTACCGCCAGATGTACTTCTCTACGTTGCCCTTGAGATACCCCTTGAACTGCGTAGGTTCCATTGATGCTTTGATAGCGTCGATGCACTCAATATCTCCTGTGTTGTAGTGCTCAGGCTGCTTAACGGGGTCGAACTTTGTAGGCTTGATAGGCTCTAGTCCTCCCTGTGTAGTCCAGTAACCTTTGCGGTTCTTATCCCACTCTTCTGGCGTAGCGTCATCTATTGAGCCTCGATAGGGTACGTTACGATCACACTTAGTAGTCATCTATCTCTTCCTCCAAGCCGTTAAACTTCTCCATGTTATCCTTTATTCGTTCAGCAAAAGCTATAACAATATCCTCTGAGTTTATTTCTAGTACTTCCAGTAACGTAATCTCGTCGATGTGGTTGCCGATAAGCTCTAGCATTTCGTCGAATGTCCTAGCCATACCGCCTCCGAAGATACGTCATGCTTATAGGCATCTCGTCAAACGCCCCGTCCTTTACTTCGTTAAACATCCAGAGTCCTGACCATGATCCGTTTGTCTGTGGGTTGAGGTACTCCTCATCGTGTTGATAGTAGATACCTGCAAACAACGCAGTCATTCTCTTTCCTGATGCGTCTCGGTCGAATGCAATGTCTCTGTCTTGCACGTGTCCCATGACGGCTGACATGTGTTTCTTTTGGAGTAAAAGCTTTGCATTGCTGACTGGCCTACCCATGACCCCGCTAGTAAAGTAATGGCAATAAGCAACACCATCAATAATAACTGGCTGAAGAAACGGATAAACTTCCCAATCTTTGAGGTTAAGATCTTCATAGCTCATCAGTCCTTCAAGCTTTGCATCGTTCTCTACTGCACGTTCAATGCGGTTCTCATGGTTGCCCAGTGTAAACACGAACCTTGGTTTCCAGATGCGCTTCTTGTGTTTACGTAGACGCTTCTGTTCGTCTCGTATAACTTTCATAAACGCAGTCATTGCCTTGTTACCTGCCTCGATGTCAGCAGCGTAACGCCGTCCTTCAAACGACTTCTTACCTACATCATACGAAGAAAGGCTAGGCATATCCCAATGATCGCCCAAGTGTATAATGACATCAGGCTTAGTAGCAACAGCGTACCGCGCAGCCCATCGAAGATGCTCATAAGACTCTCCCGGTTTGCATTGTGTGTCAGGTATTACTAGATGTCTAGTCATAAGTCATAATTACCCTTAAAATATTGGCTTTCAGTACTAAATTTGAAAGATTTACTGTCAAGGTGTACAACGGCAATCTCGGCAGAAAACGGCTGCCCCCATCCTCTAAGTGTGTCTTCAGCATCCTCATAGTTGGTTGTAACTTTTACAAAATGACGCTCTCTATTTTCATCCTCGGCCGTTATAATATAAATACTACGAGCGCTGTAAACAAGAGGTATCATTGTCTCCACTCCTCTGGCATGGTTTTGGGTGTGTACCACTTGAAGTCGTGTCGCTCTGCCCAGTCTGACATGCAGTAGAAGCTACCGTCTTTCCTGCGCTTTGCGTCTGGCATTCTGTTGTCTGGGTTTTGGAAGACGAATACCAACTCCTCCTCTGGCTTGAGAGCTTTCTTGACATCGACATACTTACGCGCCTCTGGTTTGTCACGGAACCTCCCCTTGGCTTCTATGTAATACGTTATATCATCCTGCTTGTACGTGAAGTCAGGGTAATAATTTTTATATTGCACATAAGAAATGGCACAGGGGTGATAGTCGCAATTGACCAGCACTTGTGCCAGATCCCACTCAAGCCACGAGTCGTAGCCCTTTGGTACGTTACTCAGCGTTCGGCGCATTCCAGATCTCTCCCTCTTTGCGGCGCAGGTATAACAGCCTACCGTTTTCAATGACGCGCTCTTCATCGCCGTACATTTCAACACACACATCATACATCTGACGTTCTGTAACACAGTCTGCTAACGCTTTCTTAGCCTTGACTGGGCCAACGCCCTTGATACCCATGATGTTATCTGCGCGGTCACCCGTAAGGATTTGTTCGTACAAGAACTTGACAGCATCTTCTTCACTAACATCGTATAGCTTGCCCGTGTTAGGGTTGAAGTGTTTGCCCGGAACTTGATCGAAGTCCTTGTCGATGCTGACAATGATGCTTGGCTGCTGGGTGGCGGCAATGGCAATCAAGTCGTCTGCCTCTTCCTCGTCACTAACAACAGCTTCCCATTCATCAATCAGGTACTGACGGATAACAGCAAGGTGTTCGGGTTTCTCCTTGTCCTTTCTGTTTTCCTTGTAGCCAGCAGTGACTGCGTACTCGTGTCGAAAGTTGCCCTTTCCCGTGAGGAACACACGGTACTCAGGCTCGTCTTCGATGAGGATATACAAGTCACTGATCAGATCGGACAGGTATGAGCCTGCACTGTATGCTGCGTATTCTGCACGATCATCCCTAGACTTGTAAGCGCAGCGATATGCTACGATGTCCCCATCAATTAAGATCACAGAGCATCAGCCTCATCAACGGTGTCGTCAACGTATTCGATTAACTTTGTTACCTTGCACTTAATCATGCTAGGGCTGCGTCCAGTACCGACCGACCAGTCGTAGTAACCGACAACACAGACAGCTTCACTGCCGTTGGCGATCATAACGTCTGCATCAAACTCGTTACCGTCAGCGTCTGTAACACGCATTGGATTGTTGCTCTTCATGGTGATGAATGAATCCTTCTCATCGCCTTTGTTAGCAGCAGCAATGCCCATGTTATCTAACGCTTCAACAGCCTTATCACTCAGGTTGCCCAGTACAATCTGATACTTGTTGCTAAACTTGTTCAGCTTGTGGCGTTCAACCCAGTAAAGAGTTCCTTTAAGTGTGATTGGTTGTGGTTTATCAGTCATAACTTTCTCCATTTGTTTACTACCATAATATTATACCACGGATTTTGATAATACTCAATGCGTTTCCGCCCAAGTTTTACCAATTTTATATTCACCGTCCAGCGGACAGCGAAGATTAAGTACTTCACCTGCTTCGATTATTGCGTTTACTAACTCCCTCCCTACTAGTTCTGCATGTTCTGGCGTAGTCTCAACCTGAAACTCATCATGGACGTTCGCAACAAACTTGTGCGGCACGTTACATAATCTGTCGTTGGCTATGACTAACGCCTGTTTCATAATGATAGCACCACACGATTGTAACAGTGTGTTCAGTGCAGCATGTTGATGTCTGATC